TTTGTTCATTACATAGCGGGATGTATGGAGAAATTATAGTATCTGAAATAGAAGGTAAGTATGATCAGCAAATTTGGCGAATGACTGATGCAAATACAATTTCTCCTGGTACCCTAGAAAGAATTGATTTACCTTATAAATTTCATGGAACTGATGTAAAATCTGATGTATTAATTACTAGTGTTGGTTCAAAAATGTATGTTGCCGCGGCTGGTACATACCCATATGGTGATGGTGGTGTAGTTCTTTATAGTACTGTCAATGGGGATTCTACGGGCTCATATACAGAAGAAGGACATATAGTTACAAATATTTCCCCAGAAAGCAAACGAAACCAATTAAGATTACATGGTTTTAAATATAATGCATCTAATACTAAATTTTATTGTCTAATCAGCGGGAATACTGACTCTTCCCTTGGCGGATCAACATTTACCGGTAAAGGTTTATATAGTTTTGATTTAGCTGGCGGTTCATATGATGGATATGAGCATTTGGATTGGAATACTACTTCTGGGCATTTACAAACTAGAGGGGTTTTAACTTCAGGACATCTTTCATATGATCATGCTACTAGTGTTATTTCATATGTAAATTCTCCAGAACCTGAGGGTATTCCGAATGGTACTTCTATTCTTCAATGGGATGTTGCTTCCCCTAGTTTCTTTAATAGAAAAGAAATTAATACTAATTCAGAAGAATATTATTTCCAGGGAATATATCTTAGTGATGGAAGAAAAGCCCTAGTTGGACGGGTAGAAGGACATGAAGATAATACAGGTGGGGCGAATACCGGAGATATTCTTTTAACAATTGTTGATAACCAAAATAATGCTGTAAGTTATACTTTTAATGCAACCGGTGATGATTTTGTTACAGGAATTATTGAAGATGTTGAAAATGACAGATTGGTTCTATCTGGTTATGCAAAGGGTGAATTAGTATCAAAGGGACAACAATGGGTACACGGATGGGCTAGAAACGTACATCAAAGTAATGATTCTGCAGCATTAAGATTTACAGATATTGTTAGAGATTCTGATGGAGGATATCTAGTATCAGCAATTGATGATCTAAATAAAGATCCTAACATTTATAAATTTGATCAAAATTATTCCTGTATAGAATCTAAATATTTTTCTATAGGAGCTGAATCTAGTGGTTTCGAAAATATTACAGTCCTAGATGATAATAGTTATATCGCTTCTGGCTATACGTATAATGGTACTACCGAAAAACATGGTTATATAACTAGATTCGATTCTTCTAGAACTACTATAGATTGGGCAAAAAGATTCTTTTCTGTTGGAGGTAACTATCATAATATTGTAGATCATACGATTGTAAAAAATGCTGGTATAGAATATATTGTCGGTTTTGCTACAGATCTAAATGCTGATTCTGATGTTTATACAAAGGGTATACTATTTACTGCAGATATTAATGGTAACGTATTAACTGCAAAAACTACTAGTTCGATTTCCACTACTAAAGATACTTTTGAGCGTACAAGCAGCGGCTTTCAACTAGATCAAAATGATGTATATATTAATAAAATTATACCAGGGAAACCAAACTCTGGTGAATTTCTTTTTGCAGGAACCCACGGCAAAAGTACTGCTATAACTCCGAGTAAAAAGCAACTATTCGGTTTCGGTAGAGTCCAAGATGCTGACTTAGTTAAGATGGTTATGGCAACATCTGATGATCACATCGCTGATTGGAATACTGCTGATAGTGATCAAATAAGTTGGGCAGAATGGAAAAATCTTGCTTTATTAAAATATGATAGTTCAGCAGAAAGTGTAAATGGTGCATATACGTATCAGGTAGTATTAGTTGGATCTACAAGTAATTCTACTGATGATGGAAGAATACCACTTGTCGCTAAAGTCAAATTTAAAGATAGTGGGGGTGATTTCTTTGCAGAGGTTCCATGGGTTAATACAATTAGCACTACTTACGGATCTACTGAATATCTTTCATCAGTATTAGTAGAAGATTCAGATCAAAGAGATTGGTGGTGGAATGAAACAGCATTCTTCCATAATGGTAATAAAAGAATTATCATAGCAGGAAGTGGTACTGATCTAGATAGTGATGCTATTCACCCTGACTATACTAATGATATCTTAATGCGGCGTGATACATTTATGGTTATGCTAAATGATTCCGATGGTACTTTAGAATGGAGAAATTCATTCGGTCATATGGGTCAAGATGATATTAATAAGTCTATGGTTTGGGATGCACATGATAGAAATGCTGTTGTAGTAGGATCTTCAACTTCTCACTCAGTAGGTCAGGATGGTGTCTTATTTAGATTCTGGAAAGATGGATGGGGACAAGGAGTATATCATACTGCAGCTTCTACTTCTAATGCCTATTATTACGATTCGGCTCATTTACAATCTATAACTTGTCCAGTGGCACAAGACCCATTTGCAGGAATACTCGATTATACTTCTGCTAATGCTAGTCATGAAGTTAATCTTTATCAGAACGGGGGTACAGCTGCTAGAGACGGTCTAACATTTGCAGGGGGATCTTTCAGTTCTGCTGATATAGGTACTTCCATTATCGATAGAACAACTGTAGCAACAGATTATAATGGATCATATGGAGAAAATGGTCTCTTTACAGCATTCTTAGCGATCGTAGATAAAGCTAAATTGCAAGAATTTAAAAACACTGAGACTTTTCAAAATAATATTGCAGCAGGTAAAACTATACACAGTGCAGATGATGTATTCGAAATACATCAAATTTCAACTGTAGGAGATGCAACTGCTGATGATGGTAATATATTTGGATATGATGTTATTAAATCAGCTGATGGAGAGTATTACTATATAGCAGGTCAGACTTCTGGTAATCTAGCAAAACAAAATACTGGTCAATCAGGTGTTTATGATTATACTGTCTTCCAGTGGGATATCGCTAGTAAACAATTTAGAATATGGCAAAATGGTACAGCACAGGATGAAGAAATTTATGCACTAACTGAACTTCTACCACCATCTTATCATGTTACAAGCAACGAAGCAACCGATAATGGATTATCAGTAGGTACTGTTAGCTGGATCCCTGGATCAGTTCAAACTGCATATTATCAGTGTGGGCAGCACGCGGGGATGAACGGCCAGATTACTATCGATGCAGCAAGTGGTGGTGCACAGACATTTAATATCGAAATTTCATATGCAAATGCTCCTGGTGCATTCAGATTTATCGGAAATGATAGAAATGGTTCAATTAACTCAGCTACAGATAATCCTACACTTACATTTAGGGTTGGTGATACTATTAATTTTAGGGTTAACTCTGTAAACCATCCATTCCATATCCAAACACAAGCTGGATTATCCGGAGTACGAAATGGTCATATAGCATTTACTGGCAGATCGACCGGTAGTCTTGGGGGTCATACAAATCTGGGTGGATATGATATATTCTTAGGTATTCTAGATCCTCTTAATTGGAACGCATCTTATTATCAAAATGGGTCAGGCTTTAATGATAAAGGTATGAATTTACATGATATATCTGCACATAAAGATGATACCTTATCAATTGTATATACTACCTTTGGTTCGGTAAATGGTGGTAATACATTTGGATCTGAAGATATCGGTGTTATAAACTTCCACTATAATCTAGATAGTTGGGACGTCGGGCAATCAACAGGATCAGAAACTTCTGAAGAAATTGAACAGAATGGTAAACCAAGTACCCTATTACAAGATGGAAGGATAGCGGTGGTTTGTAATACATCTGGTGCATTTGCAGATAATTCAAATACATTTGGTTTATTAGATATGGGATTAGGTATATTTGATTTAGATAGTGACGGAAATGGCAATTATAAAGGTTGGAAAAAATACCAGGTTGGATCCGGATCATCTGACTTTTCATATAGTGTAGATAATAATGGTTCTACTTTACTTTTAACCGGTTACTCTGAAGCTACGTGGGATAGAGCTGTACATGGGGTGTTTGTTGAATTTGATCCTGAAAGAAACATATTAGCAAAAAGGGCAGGATAGATGGCTATTTTAAATTTTCCAGTTAATCCTATACATGAACAATCATATAGTGCCAATGGGGTTGATTATACTTGGGATAGCGACACCAGTTCTTGGTTATCTGGAGGTGTGGCAGGGTATACAGGATCACAAGGTTATACTGGGTCAAAGGGATCTGGGTACACTGGCTCTAGAGGGGATCTGGGATTTACTGGATCGGCAGGCGATCTTGGTTATACCGGCAGTGAGGGAACAGGGTATACTGGTTCTTCTGCAGCACAGGGATTAAAATATAGATTTGATACCACTACCGGCAGTCTTACCTCTACTGCTTCTGGTCATATCCGATTCGATGCTTCTCCTGGATCTGCAACAAAATTAGCTTTTCACAAAACAGGATACGATGGAAATCCTCATAATGGATTTTTGCAGACCTGGGACGATTTTGGCAATTCTTTAATTGGATATGGATATATTCATATTAGATCAGCAGATACTTCAAGTTCTGATTTCCTTCTTTTTGCTATGGATAGCGATGCAACTACTACGACAGACCATGTTACAGTAGGCGTAAATCCATTAGCAGGTTCAGCATCTTTTAGTAATGATGAAGATATAATTATTCAATTTAACCATTTAGCAGAAGGTATTCAAGGACCAATTGGTTTTACCGGATCGCAAGGTGATATTGGTTTTACCGGATCTAGAGGCGATACTGGCTTTACTGGATCGCAAGGTGATATTGGTTATACAGGATCGCAGGGCAATAATGGGGCAGATGGTTCATCAGTTACTGTTTTAGGGTCGGTTGCAACAGTTGGAAATCTCCCGTCAGTAGGCAATACTGTGGCTGATGCATATGTCGTACAGGCAGACGGCCATCTTTATGTTTGGGATGGATCAGCATGGCAAGATGCTGGAGAATTTAGAGGATATACTGGATCCCGTGGTAATATTGGCTTTACCGGATCTAGAGGTGATACTGGCTTTACGGGATCGCAAGGTGATATTGGTTATACAGGATCTAGAGGTGATACTGGCTTTACCGGATCAAGAAGTACAGCTATAGGATATACCGGATCGAAAGGTGATATTGGTTATACCGGATCCGCAGGTACTAATGGTTATACTGGATCACCAGGTACTAATGGCTATACCGGTTCAGCGGGCCAGGTTGATCCAGGTCAAGCAGTACTATTTGCTTTAGTATGGGGAGGATAAATTATGGGAACTCAAGGAAATATGGCTTATCCCAAAGGCGACTTTCCGTCAGATCCTTATGCGTATATGTATGGTCTCACGAATACAGGTTCTTTGATTACAGATGGCACGACCTGGTCATATTCAAATAATGTTTCGAATAAGGTAGTAATGCTTCAATCTTTAACTCTTACTAATGTTGACGGGGTTCCTTCTAAAGTTAGTGTAACTACTCAAACTAATTACCCCACGAGTACCACTTCTCATATTGTAAAGGATATATGGATTCCAGTAAGTACTTCGTTAAAAGTAATAACTGAAAAAAATAGGGTCTATCTCCAAAAACACGATGGAAGTACTACTCCAAATATTACTGTAACAAAGGTTGAGGGCGGGGCGATTCATATAATATTAGGCGCCCATATTTCTAGAAATAGTATCACCGGTAATTGAGCAATAATAATTTATTCTAAAAAAGGAAATTTTAAATGGCAGCACCTAATCTAAAAAACGTAGCAACAATATTTGGAAACACCGATTCGGCTCTGTTGACTACTACATTAACAAGTATTGTTACTAATTCATCATCATCTGGTAAAGTATATAAAATTAATACTATTATGGTTTCAAATGTTGATGGTACAAATGATGCAGTTATTGATGTTGCATTTTCTGATAACGGTACAACTCGTTATCTCGGTTATCAGATGGCATTGCCAGCCTCGACAACCCTTGTAATTACATCACGTGACCAACCTATATACTTGGAAGAGAACGATTCGATACAAGCTAAATGTAATACTAGCAGTGATGCTCATATTGTTATTTCTTATGAGGATATGGCTGATTAATGGCTAAAATATTAGGAAATGGTGGTATGATAGGTACCTCAAGATTCTGGGGAGATTTTAACCCGAGGATGAATCGTATTGAGGACAAAAATGGAAATAGATTAAATATTCGTAACGGTACGATCCCAGCTGGTAATACCGGTGTTCATTCTATGGAAATGGCTAATATCAGTATAATAGATCTGCAAAATTCGGAGCAGAATTTATATAACACTTCATCCGCAAATGATTTTAACAATTATCCCAATAGAATATACGATCGAGTCCTCGGTTTTAATGCTGGTCAAATATATTCTGAGGGGAATACCCAAGTTGGGAATAATAGCACTACCGTACCATCAACAAGTGGTCAATTCTTAGCTGGAGGACCATCGGGAGTCTCCGGTAATCAGGGTAATGCGTGGTTTCAGCTACCTGACGCGTCAAACAACGTAGGTGCTTATTATCTGTCGGGCACAGCCACAAACCAATTTGCAGGCAGACTAGTTTTTTGGTACAGAAGCGGTACTACCTTTACCGGCGACTGTCAGCTTGCAAATGTTTTATGGAATACCGGCCAAAGCGGTGGGAGCACCTCAGCGAAAACCGCGCAGAACGGCGTTCTGAGTGGTCAAAAAGTACCAGATACTACCACCGGTGGTACCAATATAATTAATAATTGGAATTTCGAAAGCGATGAGGCCCTTGCAGGGTGGGAAACAACCAGAAGCGCCAATGCAACAAGCTATAACGCCGCTGTTTCCGCTGGGTTTTATCAGGTCGCGACTGGCGGCAGTGCCGGTAGATGGAATTATGTGGCATCCGGCGGCACCCCATCCGGTAGTACTGGTGTTGTGTCGGCAAATAGTTCAACGCAAGAAGGTTCCGGATTCGTATATGCTGAGGTCAGCGGATATTATAGTAGAGATATATGGCTTCGAAGTCCTGTATTTAATTTTGGTCATGGTGATGCTTTTAATTTAGTATTAGGTATGTATGGGGCAGCAGTGGGTACATTAAGGATCTATTATATAATTGAGGATAGAGATTTGTTGGATATATATCCCGGGAGTTAATAAATGTATTCAAGATATGGAAGTTATATTAATGCTCGACAAAGATTATCTAAATTAGGATATCATGACAGATATAATAAAGTCCGATTTATCGGTAGGGATTTAATAGGCGGTATTCATACTTTAGAAGATCTTTATGATTTTCATGACGGAGATACCATTTCTGCGTATTCAGCTAGCGTCGTCGGTCAGTTTGAAGTGGCACACCAAAGCAGTGCCAATACTACCCAATCTCTTTCTGGAACATGGACAGTTCCCAGTGGGGTTACTAGTATATCTGTATTAGCTATTGGTGGCGGTGGTGGTGCCGCGGCGACCGGTTCAAACCGTGGTGGTGGTGGAGGAAGTGGTGGTGCAATGGCATGGGTTAATGATGTTTCAGTAATCCCAGGGCAAGTTTATCAATATTTTGTCGGCGGTGGTGGAGATGGGGGCTATCAGCTATCGCAAGGCGGTCAAAACGGTCAAGCTACTTATATAGGACCGGCAGCTGGTACCCAATCTTATATTACAGGATATGGGGGCGTCTTCGGCCGGCTGGGTAGGACCTCTAGCGGGACATCATTTCCCACTATACAACAGAATGGTGGTTATACCGCGGGCGGATTAGTTGGATCTTGGCTAGGCAATGCCGGTCAGCAAGCTGGTGTAGATTATGGTGGTTATGACGGAGGCGCCGGAGGTGCTGCTCGATATAACGACGCAGGTGGTGGTGGCGGTGGTGGACCTGGTTACACCGGTCGCGGCGGTACCGGAGCTTACGGTAATCAAAACACGGGCGGGACATCTGGTCAAGGCGGCGGCGGTGGTGGCGGTAACACAGCTAGCAGCTTTTGTCGAGGCGGCGGTGGAGTAGGTATATATGGTATTGGTGCAAATGGTGGCGTCGGCGGCAATGGTGGTTCCGGAGGATTTGGAGGCAATAGCGGCAACGGAAATTCATATGGTGGTCTTTATGGGGCCGGGGGTGGTGCTGATGATGATGATTATAGTTCTGCTACTTCGGGAAATGGCCCTGGAGGTGCAGGGGCTCTAAGAATTATATGGCCGGGTAATGAGCGGCAATGGCCGGGTACTAGAACAGCTGACGAATAATTATAATATATACTTACATGATGAAAATAGCGATTATTGACCTTTTAGGTCTTACATATGATGGTTCTACATTATCAAAAAGAGGATTAGGCGGATCTGAATCAGCAGTTATCCTCATGTCAAAGGAATTAGTAAAGATAGGATTTGATGTTACTGTCTTTAATAATTGTATTGATTCAGAAGCCAGCCCGGGCGAATATGATGGTGTAAAATTTATAGATCATACCCAATTTAAAGATAATATCAATTATGATATTATTATTTCTTCAAGATCTGTTTATCCTTTCTTTTCTGATAACAAATACGCAAGAGTATGTGCAAATGCCAAACATAAAATAGTTTGGATGCACGATACTTTTTGTGAAGGTGATAATCATATTGAAGATATGCTAAATCAAGGGGCAATAGATGAGCTATTTACCTTATCAGATTTCCATTCTTCTTATGTTTTAAATTGTGATCATGGTAATAAAAGAAATTTTGAAGTTCTAAAAAATAAAATTTTTATGACAAGAAATGGTGCAGTTAAACATATTAAAGAAGTTGATCTTAATAAAAAAGATCATAATATGTTTATTTTTAATGCTTCTGTTACTAAGGGATTAACTCCTTTATTAGAAGATATCTGGCCAGAGGTAAAAAAGAATATCCCGGCCGCACACCTAACTGTAATAGGTGGTTACTATAGATTCAGAGAAGGTGCAGAGCCAGATGCTCAAGAGAAAACCCTTCGGAAATTTGTAGATGAATATCCAAAGGAAATGGATGTTACCTTTACTGGTGTAATACCACAATTTGAAATAGCAAATCTTTTAGCAAAATCTACCTTTATGATATACCCAGCAGATTTTCCAGAGACTTTTGGCATATCTTCACTTGAATCTTTATTATATAAAACACCTATTATTACATGTAACTTTGGGGCTTTAGAAGAAACTGCAATTGATTTAGCTTGTTATAAAATTGATTATGCAAATATGCCAAATAGTTTATTTCCAAATATTAATCGGAAAGACCAAGCTAAGAAATTTATACAGAAGACTATTCAAGCTTATAAAGACAGATATCTTTTGCAGCAAAAACAAAATTATTGCGATGTTGTTGATGATGTTTATGGCTGGGATACAGTTGCTTTACAATGGAAACAACATTTATATAGAAAATTAGAAAAATATTTACCGGTTAATGAATATAGAGAAGTAACTCGTATTAATCAAAAGGTTGCAAGAATATATGGTAGAAGATTTGCAAATCTAGAAGAAAGAGAAGTATACCAGAGTTTCGGAAAACAAAATAGAATTATTATTATCTCTCCATATCGTAATGCTGATAATTACATTATAGATCATTGTTTATCTATTGATCAACAAGACTATGATAACTATATGCATATAGTAATTGATGACTGTTCGGATTATGCAATACAGCTACCTCAAAGCGATAAAAGACAATATATTAGAAATGTAGAAAGGCGCGGTTGTATTGCTAATCAACTTATGGCATTTAAAAAATATGTCAGAGATGATGACATTGTTATTCTTTTAGATGGCGATGATTTCCTAGTTAGCAATAATACACTATTTCACTATTATAATGATTGTTATAATAACGGCATAGAATTTACATATGGTTCATGCTGGAGTATGGCAGACGAGATACCATTAGTTGCGCAGGATTATCCAGCAGAAGTAAAAGCAAATAGATCCTATAGGAAGCATCATTTTAATTGGATAATTCCTTATACACATCTTCGTACATTTAAGGGTAGTCTTTTAAAAGATTTAAATGAATCTATATTTAAAAGGGATGGTGAATTTATGATGAGTGGTATGGATAATCCACTTTTTTATGAATTAATTGAAAAATGTGATCCGGATAAGATCAAAGCAGTAAAAGAAATAATGTGTTTTTATAATGATATAAATCCGTTAAATGATTATAAAATACATTCAGATGAACAGAACTTAAACGTTGCTGTAGCACTAGGTAATGAAAAAATGAAAAAAATATTAATTGCTATACCTACTAATAAATATATAGAGCCTGAAACATTTAAATCAATTTACGATTTAGATATTCCTGATGGTTTCGAAACTCAATTTGAATTCTTTTACGGATATCAAATTGATCAAATAAGAAATCTAATTGCTGATTGGGGTAAAAAATACGATTATCTTTTCTGTGTTGATAGTGATATTATATTACCTAAAGATTCTTTAACAAAGCTTTTAAAAGCAAATAAAGATATTATATCTGGTCTTTATATTCAAAGAAAATATGGACAACAAATACCGGAATTATTTAAAAGGGTATCTACCGGTACAATTCATTATGATATTAATGAACTTATTTCTGGTGTTATGGAGGTAGATGCATGTGGTTTTGGGTGTGTTTTAATAAAGGGTCACGTACTAAAAGAAATGCAATATCCACATTTCTTATATAGGTCCTCAATCGATTTTAACGATACTGAATCTGAAGATACATATTTTTGTAGAAAGGCAAAGGAAAATGGGTATTCTATTTGGGCAGATACAACTATAGTTTGCAGTCATAAAGGTACCTATGAGCATGTTCCTAAAGTGAATTCAGTACAGCCTGATGTATATGATGTAAAAGAAAGACTTAGATTTCTTTCTAATGAGAAACAACTTTTTCCAAGAGATCATGTAAATTATTTAAAAGAAATAAGCCGAGAATATACGCCAAAGGTAATATATGATATTGGCGCTTGTGTTTTACATTGGACAAATGAAGCAGAAAAAATTTGGCCGGATTCTAAATTTATTGCTTTCGAAGCAATGGATGAATGTGAATTTTTATATAAAGAAAAGGGTATAGAATATGCAATAGGTGCATTAGGAGATAAGCAACGAATAGTTGATTTCTATAAAAATACCTATCATCCTGCGGGAAATAGCTATTACCTACAGAATGTATTAGTCGCGCCGGAAACACCTCAATATTTTAATGAGTCGCATAAGATTAAGACCGGTTTAATGCCCTTAGATACTGTAGTTAAAATGGGTAATTTTCCTGCACCGGATTTAATTAAGATCGATGTTCAAGGTGCAGAAATGGATATCATAAAGGGTGCTCAAGAAACCTTAAAAACAGTACAACATCTAATATTAGAACTACAAGAGGTAGAATATAATACTGGCGCACCGTTAAGAGAACAAGTAATTGATTATTTAGATTCTATTGGATTTACTTTAATTAAAAGATTTAGTAACAACGGTCCAGATGGGGATTATCACTTTAAAAGGAAAAGTGTATAAATACACAGATATAACGATAAAAACCCTAGGGGATCTTTATGGCTAATCCAACATCTCGAGCAACACTTATAGAATATTGTAAACGGAGACTCGGTGATCCTGTGATTGAAATTAATATCGACCCGGATCAAGCAGAAGATCGGGTTGACGAAGCGCTTCAATATTATCAAGAGTTTCATTCTGACGCAACTACTAAAACTTATCTCAAACATCTTGTTACTTCAACAGATGTGACAAACGAATATATTCCTATTTCATCGGATATACTTTTTGTTTCAAAGCTGTTTCCTACGGCAAGCTCTTTTAATTCATCATTCAACTTTTTTGATATTAAATACCAAATGATGTTAAATGATATTGCAGATCTTCAGAATTTTGCCGGAGATCTCGCATACTATGAACAAATGCAACAGTATTTAGGTATGCTTGATATGAAATTAAATGGTTCACCACAAGTACAATTTAGTAGACATCAAGATAGATTGTATATTTTCGGGGACTTTGCAGATGGAGATATAAAAGCTGGTGAATATATCATAGCAGAAGTTTATACTATTATCGATCCAAATACACACACATCAATATACAATGATATATGGCTTAAGGAATACACTACTTCCCTTATTAAACAACAATGGGGTCAGAATTTAATTAAGTTTGAGGGTATGCAACTACCTGGTGGTGTTACCTTAAATGGTAGACAGATATATGATGATGCAACAGGGGAAATTGCTTCACTCAGAGAAACTATAAGACTAGAGCACGAACTTCCAGCAGATTTTTTTGTAGGTTAATATGGCAACCAACGTATACTTTAGTCAAAGAGTAAGATCCGAACAAAATCTTTATGAAGATATTGTAATTGAATCTCTTAAAATGTATGGACAAGATGTCTATTATCTTCCTCGTGATATTGTAAACGAGGATTCTATTTTTGGTGAAGATATTCCTTCTAGATTTAATTCTTCTCATAAAATCGAAATGTATATAGAAAATACAGAAGGGTTTGATGGAGAAGGAGATTTATTTACAAGATTTGGTGTAGAGATTAGAGACGAAGCAACACTCGTCGTATCGCGACGTAGGTGGGTTCAACAAGTTTCTAGGAAAGATAATGAATTAAATAGTGCTAGACCAAGAGAAGGGGATTTAATTTATATCCCTCTTTCAGGATCTTTATTTGAAATAACACACGTAGAACATGAGCAACCTTTTTATCAATTAAGCAATCTACCAGTTTTTAAAATGAGATGTCATCTCTTTGAATATAATGATGAAGATTTTGATACAGGTGTTCAGGCAATTCAAAATATTGAAAAAGAACATGCTTATCAGTATATATTAACATTAGGAGAAGATGGAGCTATTACTATCGGGGGTACAGCTTCTCAAACTCTCAGCAGTGGTGTAGTTATTAGCGGTGAAGTACAGAAATATTCAGACTCTGATAACAAGATGCATCTTTCTCATGTAGGCGCAGATGACGGTTTATTCCATACATTTGTCACTAGTGAAACCATTTTGGTAGATGGTGTTAGTCGTACTGTTATAGCTGTTACAGAAGATAATCAGATATCTGAAAATGAACAGAATGATGACTTTAGTCCGTCTGGATTAAGCTTCCTTGATTTCAGTGAAGATAATCCATTCGGCGATCCGGAGCTTAATTAATGTTTGGTACCCATTTTTATCACCAAAAAATTAGAAAATGTGTTGCTATATTTGGCGCTCTTTTTAATAATCTATATGTACTAAGAAAAAATTCTTCTGGACAAGTCGTTAGTCAGATTAAAGTTCCTTTGTCATATGCACCTAAACAAAAATATCTAGAAAGAATTAGAGAGCAGCCGGATCTGGATACGACAGATACAAGAGTTGCTATTAAGTTACCTCGTATGTCTTTCGAAATTACTAGTTTTACTTATGATACACAAAGACAATTGACAAAGATTTCTAATTTTAATACTACAGGAACAGCTTCGACAAACAGACAAAAATTCTATTCACCTGTACCGTATAATATTAATTTTCAATTAAATGTATATGCAAAAAATCAAGATGATGCGCTGCAAATTGTAGAACAGATACTGCCAACATTTAATCCACAGTATTCTTTAACTATTAAACCATTCGGTGTAGAATATCCAGATTTTAAAGAAGATATACCAATTGTAATACAAAGTGTTTCTTTCTCCGATGATTTTGAGGGAGCAATGGAACAAAGACGTACTATTGTTTATACTCTAGATTTCGAAATGAAAGTCAATTTCTATGGAGCTATAGCTACTAAGGGTATTATCCGTAAAAGCATCGCAGATATATTTGAGATGAATACTGGATTAGCAGACTCGGATTTAAAATTAGAAAGAATAGCAGTTGAACCAGATCCATTGTCTGCGATCGGATTAGCTGATAGTGATTTTGGATTTACGACTACTATTACACCGTCAATTGATAGTGCATAAGGAAATAAATTATGGCTGAAAAAGACTACTCTACTCCATGGGATCTTCCGGAAAATTGGGACGAATTAACTGAAGAGGAAAGAGAAAATATATTAGATAATTTGCTGCCTACTAATCCAGATTTCGTGCCTGAGATTTGTCCTAATTGTGGACATGATTGTCACGAAGAAGGCTACCCATGTCTTGAAGAAAATTGTTCATGTGAATCTTGTACTTGCGGTACATGTACACCGGATTATGTAGAATGAAAGAGTCAAAAGATAATTTAAAGAATGATTATGATTATTCTCGAGAAACATATTACGAATTAATTGAAAAAGGTAAAGATGCTTTAGAGAATATGATTGAGGTCGCCCGCGAGAGCGAGCACCCGCGAGCGTACGAAGTATTATCAGGTATGATTAAA